ATCCACCCTGTAGAAAATGATTTCCGTAGAATGGCAGAAAAGCCGATAATTACGACTATCTTAGGATTGTCGATTCGCATGAAATCCTGGAAATCGCAAGAATCCTAGCAACAAAAAAGTATCACGATACATACAATACTCGCGGTACTTTTCAAATTGGGCAATTCTTTGGTTAGTAGCAGGTTAGTATCAAATCTTTTCGATGGCTTTACGTAGTTGTCTTAGATTTTTGTGAGTGTATACTCCGTTAGTCACATCATGTCTAGCATGACCAAGGATCATTTTTCTGGCGTTGTCATTCACTTCGGCATTATCTAGCCATGTAGCGCAGGTATGACGGGTATCATGTAATTTGTGCTTTTGCCCATTTATTGCTTTCATGATTCGAGAGAAAACCCTAGAAAGTTTTGGGTAGGTATAGGGACGACCGTCTTCAGTACATATGAGATAAGCACCAGGGGACGACAGGCGCACTTCAATGAGTGGCCATATTTTACTATGGATGGGGATAATGCGGACGCCAGCAGCTGTCTTAGATTTCCGAATATTGATATATTTCTGCTTTTTATTGATATCCGATTTTAAGAGGCTGCGGAGTTCGCCATTTCTCATGCCTGTATAGATGAGTATTAAGATGATATCAACGTCTGGAGTATCTACAATTTTCCATAGTTGATTCACCTTCCGCTTACTGATTGCTTGATGAGGATTCACAGGGTGATTCTTCCCGATTTTTATCAATCCTGTAAAGTCACGAGTGGTATACTCCATTTCTCTGGCATGGGCGAAGAGTAGGGATAACAAATTACGCACTTTCTTTTTGCTGGCATAGGAAAGATTAGTCATATCATCGATGACGGCTTGCAAGTGGCTGTATTTGATATCTGCTATTGGTAAATCATACAGTGATGCACAATGCTTATACGCGCACTCATAACCGTTGATGGTGGATTTTGAAACCGATGCATATGAGATGTGTTTAGGCATCCATCTTGCGTATAACTCGGCAAATGTAATTTTCGAAAGGCGGTGCAGACTATGAGACTGATTATAGTCGACCTGATATACCATAGCTTCCAGCTTAGTGGCGAAATAGCCCATAGCTTTTTGTTTGCCATTCGCAGAGATCATAAATACGAATGGCCTCCGCCTTGCCCCGCTTAATTTTTTGATAGTTCCATAACCATTTGGATTTTTCATTTTTTCAAACCTCCAATCATATTGATGGAGGTTATTTTAATGGAAGGAGATAGTGAGATGGAAGTTTCAATCGCTAACCCCACACTCACCTATTTGTCTATCTATGACGCAACAGGTGAAAGAGTAACGTCCTTCGTAACTGGCGTACATGGTGACACTGTGGAAGAATTGCAAGCTAAAGCAGAGGCAGAATATCCGGATAAAATCCATGTTGTGCAGGATGCTTTGACCTATAACAAAGCACTTCATGGAGATTTGCTGTATAAAGATGGGGAATATCAGGCTAGGCCGGAACCAACAGAGGATGAGAAGCGCGAGACAGCACTCGCAGCCCTTGATTCTGAATATTCAACCAAAATCAGTGAGGTCGAATCCGAAATGGCTAAGGCGAAAGCAATTGAGGATGAAGATTATTATTCGGATCTGAAAGCCGAGAGGGAAGAGCTTGTCGCAGAGTATACCAAAAAGAGGGGAGAAATCTAAAATGGAACGTTGCTTTTTATGTCATAAGAAGATGGACAAGAAAACAGGGCTTTGCACAAATCCAAAATGCGTAAGGAGCAAGCCGCTGAAAGAGAAGAAAGAAAGAGAGGGCGAAGGAAATAAAAGGAAAGGTGATTATCATGAAACCCCTGTTACCCTTGAATGATTTCCTGAATACACCTGACTTTTGGATGTTACTCTTATGCAATGCATTTATGGGTGAAGATAGGTTCAGAGAGCTTTTAGAATCTATGAAGAATGAAGAAACTTCTGATACGTTAGAGAAAGGGAAAGCCCATTATCATGTATAAACAATTAAAGGAGAAAATTATGAACTATCAGAAAACTGCAAAAGAAATCGTTTTGAATTACGCGAACAAACATATTGATAAAACAGACAATGTACAGATTACGTTAGATGACGTTTATATTGTTTGGTTCTGTAAAACATTGCAGAACTGGAAGGCACTGTTATCAACTACTCTGCCCGATGGTATGTACTACGAGGTTACATACAATGGCGACAAGAAAGAAGTATACCTTGACGCATACAAGAAATTTGAGAATCAGAAGATTGATGTGTCTAAAATTTCTTAATATATAGGGGGACTAATATGCTTACTGCTAGGGAATATCTTGATATGTCTTCGGACGCCTCGGATGGTACGAAGACTCGTGAATTGCATAATGCTATCTGTGAATATTTGGATAGTCTTACTTTGGATACCGCAGACCCGAAGGCAAAACATCTACTGCTCAAACTGCATGAGCTGGACTGCGGCCCGTATTTCGATAACGACATTGCTATCAAGGCGGTAGCTCATATGGAAAACGTTGACGGTACTACTGGCCCGCACTGGACGTTTGCAGAAGTGGAGGAGGAAGCGAAGAAACGTAACATCGACCATCCTGCAGATTTGTATTACGCGATTAACATGCTGTATAGTGACCTCTCTAATGTTTTAGGCAAAGACCCTGAAAAGTATATCGCAGTAGCTAAAGCTCTTTATTGGGATGACCCCGATATGCCAGAAGGTAAACTGTTCAAACAGTACGTAGCCACCATCTAATTCTTATATCAATAGAGAGGGTATAAGAAAGCGGTAGATGCATGAGCAACGAAAGGAAAGGTGATTATCATGAGCCCTGAACGAAGGGTAGTCAAGGAATGGTTAAAAGCGGTTGACCGTGAAGAGCTTGACGCGATGCTTCAAGCCGCCATCTTTACTCCCGACGAGCAGAAATACATTCACATGAGACTTATTGAAGGGATGACGTTCAAAGAGATTGCTATCGACCAGTCGCTTACAAGGAAGAGCGTGGCTAGGATTGCACGGCGTATTTCTAAGAAGATGTACAAATCCGGCAAAAAGCTGGGATACTTTTAGGGCTTTTGTGACACCATTCTCCTCTTGTAAGGTGAGATAATACCTATAGGAGGTGGGTAAGATGTATGGATACCCAGATTACCAAACTGGAATGTACGGTGCGATGCCGCAGATGCAGGATAGGCTTAACCGCATGGAGCAAGCCTGCGTGCCGCCCATCAGAGGGCGAGTGGTTACAAGTGTAGAAGAAGCACGTGCCGCACAAATTGGTCTTGATGGGACGCCTTCGTTCTTCCCTTCTCCTTCTGAAGGAAAGGTATACGAGAAGGCGATAGACCTGAACGGCATGCCTGTTTTCAAGGTGTACGTACTTTCAAAGGGAGAAACAAAGAACACGCTTGAAAGCAGAATCTCCGAATTAGAGAAAGCGGTGTCTATGCTTAAAGGAGGAAACGGACATGAACCCAATGCAACTCATGGGACTGCTGAATCAGTCGAATAACCCGATGGAACTTATTCAGAACATGGCAGGTCAAAACCCACTTATGGGAAGGGCTTTACAGATGGGGCAGGGAAAGTCCGTTGATGAATTGAAGGTCATAGCGCAGAACCTCGCAAGGCAACGCGGTATGAACGAAAAGCAGCTCGGACAATTTCTTTCAGGGCTCGGTTTACGGCTCTAGCGCGCAGAGCTTTATATATTTTCTACAGGAGGTACAAGAATTATGGAGGGAAATGGTATTCAGCCTGTAATGCCGGTTACAGGCGGCTACGGTGACGGGTTCGGATGTGGCGGCGGCATGTGGTTTATGTGGATGATTGCTATCTTCGCACTTATGGGCGGAGGCGGTTTTGGCTTCGGAAATCGTGGGAACGGTCTCACGCAGGCAGAAATGCAGCAGGGCTTCAATCATCAAGACGAAATGGGACAGCTTCGCGGCGTTACCTATGGACTTGCGGATTCAACCTTTGCTCTCAACACCACCATGCTCCAAGGGCAGGCAGGACTTGAGAAAACGGTCATGCAGGGCAACTATTCGCTCGGCAGTCAGCTTGCAGAGAACCGCTTCGCGCAGCAACAGTGCTGCTGCGAAACCAACCGCAACATTGATGCAGTGAGAGCGGAAAACTACAAAAACGCCTGCGAAATTAAGACGGCTATCCACGAAGAAGCGGAAAGGACCCGTGGTCTGATGATGGCTAATCAGATGCAGGAGCTTCGTGACAAACTGGCTGATCGCGACAGAGCCCTTCAATCCGCAAACTTCAATCTTTCTCAGGTAGTACAAAATGCAACCATCGTAGGGCAGCTTAAACCGTACCCGACACCGGCGTACATCGTAAGCTCACCTTACCAGTCCTCGACTGGCGGAACAACCACTACTACTTGACGGTATTTCAAAAAAGCACTCACTTATGTGGGTGCTTTTTGCATGAGGAAATATGGCAGAATCAAAAAACATATCGCCTAGATCGGATGGATTAGACAACCTCGGGCGAGACAACAAGGCGTGGGGCGACATATACGGCAAGCGCATACACGCCAAAGAATCGTGTGCTGTGGCTAGAACTCTCCGCGTCACTTGACTTGAAACAGACTTAACCTTTTGGAGCAAACATGAAGCGAACAAACAAACATCAGACACAGCAAATTGTTCTGAATAATCTCACGGGCGGCATTAACACATCCGATGCCCCTGAACGGATCCCTGAAACGGACATGGTGCGGTGCCAGAATTTCGTCTATGACAATCTGCGACTTAGAAGCAGAGGTGGAATTTCCCCTACGGACTTTACCATGTCAAGCAATATCAAGGCACTTTACTATGACGTAGACACGAATGCTTCCCTCATCTTCCTTGATGACGGTTCTATATATTCATGGACGGTTGGTCAACTGCCGTCGCTATTGGGCAATCTCACGGGAAGGCAGAAGCCGACATGCGCAAAGTACATGAACAAGATTTGGATAGCGAGCGGAGACAAGCTCCAATATTATGACTTCCTTACGCTGAACACCGTCACATCAAGCCCATCGTGCGACATTGTGTTTCAACGCCTTTCTAGGCTCATGATTACACTAAGCGGATCTGACCGTGTATATTTCTCAGCAATCGGAGATCCGACAAGCTGGGACAACATCACTGACAGCTCGCAGGGGACGGTAGACAGTTCCGCACAATGGATTGACATAGGCTATGGGGACAGTGGGGATATAGAAAGCGTCGTACCGCTTGCCAACGACCTTGTTTTCATTAAATCAAACGGCAACATTTATCAGCTTCAAGGCGACAGAAACCCTTCTTCATGGGTAGTGCCGCCCGCCATTGTGACCAATTCCGACAGTATGGGGACGATGACGGCTGTCAATGTAGGGGCAGACGTTGTGTTCTTTTCCCGCAGAGGGCTGAAATCTCTCTCCACCGTGATGGATTATGGGAACGTAAAGCCGCAGGACATAGGGGATAAATTCAGAAGCCTTCTGACGCAGGATTTATGGAATCCGCAGCTCATTCACCTTAAACGGCATGGCTGTCTCATGCTCCGTGTGACAAGTGAGCGTAAAGAATGGGTCTGCTACAACTACCTTATGGGTGTTGCAACAACTATAAAGTTTGCCGTACCCGTGGCCGATATTATGGAAACGGTAGACGAAATCTATATTGCAAGTGACAGGCAGTTATACCTGTGGGATAAAGACATTATGAGCGACAATGGGACGCCGATAGAATACGAAATTAAGCCGCATGAAATTATTTCTTCTGACGAAATGCTTGTAAAGGCTGTAGATGCCAAGTTTACCAACGATGAAGCAGGTACGGTGAATGTAAGCACTAGCAGGCTAATGGTAGACATGCCGACCAACGCAAGGAGAAAAGTTTTGTGCAACCACTCGACCGACTGCATCGCCCTTGAAGTGAAAGGGACTGACCCATTCACGTTTGACCATATTATTTTGGAGGTAGCAGATCTATGAAATCTCTCAAAGAATGGATAGACAAATACGAAAAAGAACGAAACGACCCCTTCGTTATCCCGAAGGGGTTTGACTTTTACTGGCTGCCTGAAAGAGGATTCTCCGAATACTTCTTTGATGAGAAGGGGATACTTGTCGTGTATCAGCTTTGCGGAGACATTCACTTTTGGTTTGATTTAGCGAAGCTGATTTGCCTCGCAAAGGGCGGGCATGCGGTTTCTACCGTCTGTATCCTTCCCATTCTTCCGTATCTGCGACTTCTGAAATTCAAGATTGTAAAGAAGGAAGAACGAGACGGACATTTCCGCTTTTGGTGCAAGGATGAAGCAGGACGTAAGGTCATCGCCACCTACAAAGGGACGGACGAAGAGGGGAACGATAGTTATTACGTGACGGTATACATTAAAGAACTCTACAAGGAGGAAAACGATGGGTAAAAAAGGCGGTGGTTCTACCACGGTACAGTCCTATCAGCCGACCGCGGAAGAGAAAAGGCTTTGGCAGTTGCAAGGCGATTACGAAGAATCTGTCATGCCTAATGCATTGGAGCTGAATGATACGGCAAAGAAGCTCCTCGAAAACTCTATAGGCGAAACGCAGGTTGATTACAAGAACCTTCTCAATCAGGCACAGGGCATACAGAATGCGGCTAACGCAGGGTATCAGGCACTCGCAAACGGGCAACTTCCGCAGTCGTATCAGGACAACATCAATCAAGTCGTAACACGGCAGGTCAACGGATCTATGGGAAACCTATTACAGAACCTCGGCTCGAACGGCGTTTTGAACAGCTCCGTCACCTCGCAGGGAATACAAGGTATCAACCAGGCTGCGGCGAACACGGCGGCAGACATGTACAATCAGGATATTTCTCAGCTCGCAGACATTTACGGAAACATGTCGAATATGGCAGGTGCGAACATCTCACTCGGAGCGGCGGCGCAGGAAGCGGCACAGCAACCGGCAATCAACCTTTGGAATACATCTATCGGGCTTAACGGTACGAACCTCGGTGCGATTTCTGCCATGGGCGGCAAAGGCACTTCTACCTCCACGCAGAGAACTAGTGGCGGAAGCGGACTTTGGGGCGGCATCTTAGGCGGGCTTGCTTCAAATAGCGGATTGTTCTGCTTCACAGGTGACACACTAATCAAGACACCGAACGGAGACAAGCTGCTGAAACGAATCCGTAAGGGCGACATTATAACAACGCCGAATGGTGACGAAAAAGTAACGGACGTAATGACGCCGCATTATGCAAGGGTTTATGCCATCTGCACGGACGAAAGCGAAAACAAATGCATCAACCTTACCTCCACACAGCCGATGCTTATGGAGGACGGCAATTGGAAAACGTTGGAAGAAATGCGTATCGGAGAGCGTTTCAAAGACCGTGGCAAGATTGTATTGCTCGTTGAAAGCGGAGACAGACTTGTATACGACATTAAAGTGCCAAGCGGCATGTATTATGCCAACGGCTTTATCGCCAAGGCAGGAACAACGGAGTGGTAGCAAATGGCGAACAACAATCAATTAAGTTATCAGACGGCAACTATTGACCCGACCATTGCGGGATATGCGGCGAGAGATCCAGGGTTCGCGTTGGGACTTTTGCTCGGTCGCGGATGGGTAGAGAATTACAACGAGCGCGGCATCAGAAAATTGCAAGAATCTCTCAAAGGGAAGGACGGACTGACCCCTGCTGATGCTAACGCTAATGCGGCGGTAACAAACGCGGCAGGTGGTACGCCTACCATTAACGCAGGGAATGCTAATGCGTCTGCCGATACCACCAATGCGGCGACGGCTAGCGCATCTGCTGACAATGCGAAACCCACACCGCAGATATTCTCGGCAAACCAGAACCCTGTCATTGCGCAGGTAGACCCGTACAAGATCACCCCTATGGCGGTGCAACCGTCCGACGTGCAAAAGGCGGTCATGGAGAACACAATAGCCAACGCTTCTGCACCGCAGGCAGGGGATGCAGGATACAAGGATGCGCTCATGGCGCGTGTGAGAAACATTCTCTACGACCCGAACAAGCAATGGGCACAGTCAGCGGCAAGAGGAGCAATCTACAATAAGCTGAAAGAAATGGACGATCCGGGCGGCGGAAACCCATACGCCATGGGTAACTATATTGACCCGTCCAAGAACTTTTCACAGCAAGCACTCGCACAGTCCTTTGCAAGCAAGTGGACACCGCAGGCAGTCATGAACGCCGATGGAACGGTAACGCAGAACCCGGCACCGGGATATGTATCAAACAATCCGCTCCAAGGAGCGAGCATGTACGCCGTTCAGGGCAACGCCAATCAAGGCATCCAGTCCCCTGATATGAACGCACAGTTTAGGGCATATCTCAACGGGGAAACGCCGCAGACTGCGCCAGTCCTTGATGCCGTTCAAGCGGCACAGGCGCAACAGGCAGCCGCTGACAATACTGTTATACCGCCGCAGGCAAAGACCGCAAATTTTACCGACGCTGAACAGGGTGAAAAGAGCGATGAACCTGTTCAGCAGGAGCAGGCATCGCAAGAAGAAAAGCCAGCTGTTTCCAAATCGGAAACAGCTGCTACTGAACAAAATTCCAAAAATGGTAAAACTGTTCAGTACGCGCTTCAAAATAACGTGCAACCGACACCGCTGAAACCGTTTTCCGTGAAGGATTGGATAGCACAAGTAACGCAGGCAGGCATTGCGCAGGGCAGACCGATGAACCAGATACAGGCGGTTATTTCCCGCGGACTTCCTGCCGCGCAAGCCGCAGAGGATAACTATAAGAAGCAAGCGGTTGACGGACTTCTTAACCGTATCTACAACGGAGATGAAACAACAGGAGGCAAGAACCTTCTTCCGACAATGGAGAACGCCAACATCGCCGTGCCAAAACTCATGCAGACGCTGAATGAGATTGATTCTATCGACCCTGAACGCGGCGCACAAATCCGCGCGATTCTTCCGTCCTACAACACCTTCCTCAAAGAGAACATAAGCAACTTCAATAAGGCACGCGATGTGGGATATTCCATGAAGCTCTCCGACCACTCCATGGAAAACAACATCAAGCAGCATGAAAGGCTTGGACAGTTTGATGACGAGCGGGCAAAGAACATGGCGAAATGGAAGCATGCCATGAGCGTAGCATGGAGGAACCAAGGCCTCGCGGACAGAGCCAACCTTATTTCTAAGTACAGTAACGGACAGATAACGCCAGACCAAGCCATGGGCATGTTACTTGGACTTGGCGGCAAAGGGAACGGAGTTGCAAGTGGAGATGTGCAGAAAACTAGCAAAGGAACGCTAGTTATCAACGGCAACGAGCTTAGCAAGACGCAGACGGCACGTTCCAATGAGCTTGACGCAAATCTTCGGAGAATGAGCGATGAGCTTAAAGACTATATGGCAAATTCCACCGCTGATGATGTTAAGAACGGCACCAGTAGCGACGGGAAAGATAATAAGGATAATCTTGCTAAATCCATAAACGCATTAGACGCCTACATATCAGGGCTTGATGACAAAGACCGTGCGCTGATACCAAACAGCATCTGGGATGGACTTCAGCAACAGCTGTATGCCGCAAACTATATCAGAGAAAACCTTGCCGGGAACGGAAAGATGGAAAACGCAATCGAATATCTCAAGGCACTTACGCCAGAGACCAGACAGAAATATAACATTATTACGGAATAAGGAGACAAACATTTATGGCATGGGATTGGTTGAAGGATAACAACGATGAGCCAAACGAATTTAAGCCCATTGACGTAAGAGGGCTTCTTGATGGCAAGGAATATCACGACTACTGGACGACTAAACTTCACAATGGGCTTGCTAACGTTCCAAAGAGCCTTTGGGGTGCGGTAGAAAGCATACCGGCGATGGCAGCTAGAACAAGACCCGCTGTCATGCAGGAACTGGAAAACGACCTTGACGGAACGGGACTTATGGGCAGCGACGCCGACAAGGAAGCACTCGGAGATGTAGAAAGCCAGATAAAGGGGACTACCGCCCCCATCTGGGAAGGCGCACGCCTTGGTATTAAGGCGGCTAAAGACGCGCTTCCTGATGCAAACTGGGAATCTAACGTCGATGAAAGTCAGCTTTCGTATCCAAAAAGAATCGGCGGCATGATTGTTGAAAATGCACCGTTGATGGCGGCACAGCTTGCAGCAGGCATCGCGAACCCCGCACTGGGCGTTGGACTTATGGCAGGGAGCATCGCAGGGGACGCATACAACGACCTTACGGAGAAAGGTGTAGACCCGCTTACCGCAGGGCAGGCAGGATGGCTTGACGCAGCCGCACAAGCTCCTCTTGAAGGCGTCGGTGAAATGGGATGGTTAAAGGCATTCCGCGAACTTGGAACGGAAGGGGCGGCTAAACTCATGGGGAAGGCGTTTGTCAAAGAGGGATTGACGGAAGCCGTGCAGGAATTTCCTGATGAGACCATCCCTTACATCGCAGAGCATGGAAGCCTTGATGGGTTCGACTGGGGGCAGCTCGCATCCAACGCAGTTGACGCCGGGGTTGTCGGCGGCATTTACGGCGGCGGCTTTGCGGGAATCGGCAGAGCCATTAACGGCAAGGCACAAGCCCCACAACAGGAGACGGGGCAAGATAGCGCGGGTGTTGATAACGGCAATGGGGACACACCATCTCCTAGCCCCGCTATGCATGCCATGAACCGTATTGTCAACGAACTCGGCATAGACCCCAAAGCTGCATCCGGCATTGTAGGCGGACTTATGATGGAAAGTGGGGATAATTCCACGGACATTTCCCCGACCGCAAAAAACCCAGATAGTGGCGCATACGGCATTGCGCAGTGGCTGGGCTCTCGATATGATGACCTCGTAGCGTTTGCAGAAGAAACAGGCGGCGACCCGAACGACCTTGATACACAGATTTCCTTCGTTATCCATGAGCTGAAGGGGAAAGAAAGCGGCGCGCTTCAGGAAATCTTAAAGGCGCAGTCCCCTGATGAGGCGGGACGCCTTGCAGACAAATTCTATGAACGTTCTGAGGGAACGGATGAAATAAGAAATCAGAAGGCGGCTAATGCCCAAAAGATCTACGATATATTTATGAACGGCGGTGCAGACCCGAACGTAGTATACAGCGGAGGTAAGAGGGGTGGCTCTTCCGTTCCCAACCCGAAGAGCGCAGAAGATTTTTTGAAAGACCTCGAGGAAACGCTTCCAGCCGACACCGATGAGGATGTAGAAAAACTGAACGCCATTCGCAAATCCATTCAAGGCAAGAACAAGAAAGCGCAGGAAGAACTGGCGGCGCAGTACGGGTGGGGTGAGAACGCCCCTGAAACGGCGCAGGATGCATCCGAGAGTGTGACGCAAGAAAATGTGCAGGCAGGCAATTCCGACGCGAGCAAGCCTGTAAATAGCCCTTCTAGTGCAGGAAACATCAACAAGAAGCCTGAACAGTCTACCGTCACGGCAACACCGACCGTCGAGGGAAAACCGCAAGCGGTGAACGGCGAAGCGAATAAACCCTCGCCCGTAAGAACCGGTTCGCCAAGAAACGGGAACGCGAACCTCCCCGATGCCACGGGGACACAGACCTCAACGGGAGCGAAGTCTCCAATCGTTTCCTCTATGCAGAGTACACCTCTTCCGGCGTCTCCAACGTTACGGCTGCCACCCGCGAACGCCACCGAAGTCAAAAAAGAAAACAATGCACAAGTGCCTCAAGCTAAAATCGAAAAAGCACGCAGCAATCAGAAACTCAAAGAGCTTGTAAAGCAGGCATTTGTCGATGGGGATAAGGACGCATTAGCCCGACTGGGTGCAATGCAAATCAATCCTGATATATTAGAAGCAGTGAAAAACGACGTATTAAGAGCGCATCAGTCGCCGTTGACACTTCCTGCGGCACCTGCCCCTGCAAAAGGCACGACATTGGGTACTGCTGCGCCCATTGCGCTACCACCTGTAAAAGCAACTGCACCTACCACCGCTACTGTGGCAGCTGGCAAGACAACTCCCACAAACACAGAAGGTGAAAGCGTGCCCGGCACAGATAGCAACGCAAAATCCAATATTTCTGAAAAGGAGAACAACCATGAGAACACCAAGAAGAACCAGCCCGTACATCGCTCCGAAGAAAATAAAAATGACAACGCCAAACCTGAACAAAGTAAGCCGTCAGAAAGCAAAGACCGTAAGACGCCCGAAGGCAAGAACCCTGTAAAGAACGCTCCATCGAAAGAAACCCCATTTAGCAGCAAGAAAGAAGAGCCACAAAAGACCAAGCAGAAGCAAGACGATAAGGTTGTTGTGCGAAACAATGCCGCAGACAATGACGCGCGGGATGCCTCCAAATCTTCTAAGGCAATCGGGGCAATAGACCCCAAAGCCTCCAACAAGGCGAAGGTAATCCTTAAACAAATCAACAAATGCCTTATCCAACACCGGGCGGGCAATTCAACCAGTGCAGAGACAATAGCCCGTATCCAGTTTGCTCTTAGAGGAAAGAACTTCGCCAAACTTCCCGAAGCCGTTAAGGTCAAACTCAATGAATACGCAGAGCGAAAAATCAAGGAAATGCAGGCCTTTGACAAAGAACACCCGTGGGCAGAGGAAGAAGCTGCAGAGAATGAGGATGCAGCTTTTGGTGAGGCAAGAGACGCGATAGACCGTATTGTGAAAATGCTTGATAATGGCGTCATGACCCTTGACGAAGCTATTGAACGTGCGAACAAAGTCGCAGGCGAGCTTGAAGATGCCGGATTTTCCGATGTCGGCTCTCCCATTTCACATGCCGCCGATAGAGTTAGGAATTATTCCAACCAGAAAATAGGCAATGAACCCACCGAAGCTCCAAAAGCAGAGCAGCCGAAGGTCGAGCCAACGAAGGGAGGCACGCAGGGTGCAGAAAACGCAACGCCTAAAGTTGAAAACAAAGAGCCTGACAAGAAGGAAGACGGCGCAGAACAGGATAAGCCCGTTGGTGTGGCTGAACCACCGAAGAAAAGTGAGGACGCAAAGTCCAAAGACGAAATAGACGAGCCATCGAAAAATGTCAACGCTAAGCCCGTTTTAAGCCTTCCCCCTGATAAAGCGAATGAAGCGTCGAAGATTTTAACAGACGGGAAAAAGGAAATCGATGCCGTCTTTGATAGATTCGCGAAGGGTAATACCAATGGCAGCAGGAATAGGATTAGAGCGCGCAAGGAGATTCAGGCAATAGTCAACAAAATTGTTGAAGATTACGCAAACAAGCTCGGAGCTGACGAGGCAGAGCGAACTCTTTCGCAGATTGGGAACAAAGAGATTGAAGAGTTTGTAAACTACGCGAAAACCAAAATCGACGAAATTCTCAACTACAAAGCAGAAGCGAAAGAAGAGCCGCCGTCTAGTGTTGATGATATTCCTTGGCTACCATCTCAAAGTAACCCCGAGGTTAAAAGCTGGGAAAATGTTTTATATGGGTTGGTAAAGCGCGTTGAAAAGGGGATTGTGCCATTACGGAGTATTTTTTCACAATTCTCGTTGTTTGAAGGTGAAGTAGCAAAGATAACAAACAAAGAGTTGAAAAGCGCTATTGCCGATATTGTGAATAATTATAAATACAAGGCGATTCAAACATTTTTTGCTAATCACTCTGAGCTTACGCGATCGAGAAGTGCAAAGGAGGTAGAACTGTCTCCTACAGAGATTGCAGAAAGAGCCAGGCAAAAGGAGACAAAGCGAACTATCGAGGAAGACGAAAAGGCTTTAGATCTTTTGGGGAAAGATTTATATGAAACCGCGTACAAACCGATTGTTGACTACTTGCGCATTATCGGGCGTAAACCGCGCAGCCACGCTTTCGAATCAGCAGTATTGTACTCGAAGTTGATTGACAGCTTCCAGAAGAACTACGGTATACGAATCGAAAACCCCGCCCTTATCATTAGGGCGGGTAAGTGGCGCGAAACCGGATCGCACGGGGTAAAAGTCACTATAGGCGGGGCGTATAATTCCGGCAGCCATGCATTTTTCCTGGTGACTTCTAGCGACGGGTTGACGTTTATGCACGAAGCTACGCACATGTATGTGGCGATGCTTAAACGGTTCTCTTCGTTGACTGATAACGAGGTCAAGCTGTATTTTGGAGAAGATGTAGCCCGCGCGAAGAAAGCAATAGAACAAATTCGTAAAGACCTAAAGCACATAGAAGAATGGGCTAAATACTCAAAAGAACATCTTGCGGAATACGACGGAACTGATATACAGCTTGAATTTAAACTCCATGCGCTTGCGGTTGAGGATGGAACCGATTTTGGGGAAAATGTATGGAGAGAGGAACGAATTGCGCGTGGGATGGAGCAGTACTTGGGAGAAGGCATAGCCCCAAGCAAAGAACTTGAAGGCATTTTTGCGAAGTTTAAGCAATGGTTTATTGATGTGTACCAAAGTTTAACCAAAATATCTCGTAAGCCTTTGCCAGAAGACGTGCGAAAATTCTATGACAGCATGATCGTTGGCGACAGAGACTATTTCGAGAACATGGCGAAAAAGCCGAAAAATGGTAAGTCTGCTACCGTTCGCACAGATGACGGGAAGGAACTTAAGGTCTCTTATAGAATAGTCCCGGCTGAAACACTCATTGCTTCTAATACCGCCGACTTTGGGAAGAATGAAAACTACCCAGAGAAGCTCCAACCGCGTGACCGTGACCGCGTTTCCATGAAGGAACAGGTCGATGATATGGCAAGAAACCTTCGCCCGGAAGATCTTACTGAAAGCCGCAGTGTCAATCAAGGCGCGCCGCTTGTCAATCAAGATAACGTGGTAGAGAATGGCAATGGTCGTACTATGGCAATCACGAGAGCCTACACGACGGACGGAGACGCATACAAAGCGAGCAGTCAGAAGTACAAGCAGTACCTCGTGGAGCATGCGGAAGAATACGGCTATACTCGTGAAGAAGTCGAAACCATGCAGAACCCTGTTCTCATTCGCCAACGTGATGCTTCGTCTGATTCCTTACAGGATAGTATCATCCACTCTACCGAGGGCGGCATGAAGATGAGCGCAAGCCAGCAAGCGAAAGTGGATGCGGAAAAGATTTCCCCCAAGACACTTAGCCTGTATGACTATGACGGAACCGGTGACTTGACGAAGCGGAGCAATGATGATTTTGTCGTATCTGCCTTGAACGAAATAACCGATAAATCGGACCGTGATGTTGTGTTCAACAAGGACGGCACGCCATCCAAGGCGGGAATAGAGCGTGTGAAATCCGCGCTCGCAGCATATGCCTATGGAGATAATTCCCTCCTTGAAAGAATCAGCGAAAGCACTGACACTGAGGACCAGAATATCGTGAAAGCGTTCTCCGCAGCCGCTCCGCGGGTCGCCGCCATCAAAGCAAAGCTCGATAAGGGCGGTGCATCAAAAGACTATGATCTTTCAAGCCTCTTATCAGATGTGCTTGACTTCTATTTCAAATGCAAGAATAGTGGGAAGAGCATCAAATTCGCCCTCAACGAAACAAGCCTCTTCGGCGATGATTCGTGGCTCGCGTCTGTCGGAGGAAAGGATCTTGCTCGGTTCATTGCCGACAACACCAGAAGGCCAAAGGCGATTTCTGATGCCATTGTCAGAATGACGAAGTACATAGATGGTGCGAATGAACCGAGTGATGCACTCTTTTCAGGAACGAAAATGAGGCTTGATGAAATCGTCCGCACTTCTATAGGACTTAACGCAAGTAAGTTTATCCCTGCGTCTAAGCCCAATGCGCGGAAGTACAAGCATACCATCCAGCCAAAAGAAAACACGTGGGATTCAATGCCTGCAACGCAACAAAAGGCATGCATCAAGCTGATGGACGCCAACGGCGGACATTATGACAGCAAAACGAAATCGTTCGGCTTTACCGATGAGAAGGCAAGAGATGCCGCGCTCAATGTGCTTGAAGCCTACCTGTCTGCTGATTCTAAGGCGTCTGCCAAGATTGCGATTATTCCAACAGCTAATGCGGAAGTCATTTCTAATAGCCGGATGAAATCAATGCGTCTTGCAAGGAGAAAGCCGGATAGAATCTCAATCCACGGAAAGACTGATACGCTCCTTGCGGGGCGTGGATGGAATGGATCTCCAGCCGACTTTGACCATTTCGATCTGGCATTTATCGGGACCGGTGAAGGAAATACAGCCCACGGATGGGGAATATACTTTGCAAGAGACGTAACCTACAAGGGCGACGCCGATTGGGGGAGAAAGGTTTCTGAAGGATATAAGAAAAGGTATGGCGGCGCAGATGGAAAACTGTATTATGCCGCTATACCAAGCGACAACTATCTCTTAGACGAGCAAATCCCGTTGAAGGATCAGCCTAAACACGTTCAAGAATCTGTCAGACGCGCCCTCTCATACATGGAAAATCTGCCGGAGGATTCCATTACCGAAAAAAGCATGCGCACCATCGTTGGGAGAGAATTGTATGGAAACCATGCAGCACAGGCGTCCGTATATAAACTAATGCATGAATTTTTAGCTGATCGCCCAAAGAGTAGTGGTAAATGGAACCCGTCACCCGCGGATTTAAAAAGTGCAAGGGAGGCTCTCGACCGCTACTCCGTTTATACACGGGCAACGGATATAGAGAACGGCGGGACGCCACCACTCAACACGCTTGAGGATGTTGAGCAGTATATTGACAAGCTAGACAAAGAGCCCTCTCAAGAATCGTATGAGATTGCAACGCGAGATGTCTTGTTCGATATGTTTGAGGCGGCGATAGACCAGATTAAGGCATTCTCTGCGATTACTCATCCGGAAAAAGCAAAAGCATATAACAAGCTGCTCGCCATCCAAGCAGGGGCAGACGCGAGACCTTTAGTCAAACAAATGCTAGACACTATTGATTTAAGCGACGGAACCGATAGAGCAAATCTGGAGCGTGCTTTCTACAGATATATTTTCGATCCAAGCACGCAGAATATATCTGCCGTGGAAAAAATAATTTCATCTGTATTGTTCAAGGATGCTTCAAAAAACAGGGCGTTGACTAAGGGCGATATAGATGAATTAAACAACATAACCAACGACCTGGTATCTGAATTTGAATACGGGGCTAATAAGTTGTCAACTATTGCGCAGGACGGTATTCTTGGGCTGACAGGGCATGACGTTCAGCAACTCCTCTATGAAGCAGTCGCTGGTAGTGGAAACCGGCAAAAGGATGTAGCGAAAATACTTAACGAAGCTGGACTTAAAGGCTATAAATATGATGGTGACATGGATGGTCCTTGCGCCGTAGTCTTTGACGACGACGCGATGAAGATTATCAACAAATTCTCCGTCAAGACCCCATATCAGAAGATGGTGGAAAACATCACGCCAATAGCAAGCGATGATCTCACTGCTCGCGAGAAGGCTATCGTAGACTTTGCAAAGAAGATGGGATTGCAAGTCCAATTCTTTGAAGGCGACCCCAACCTTCACGGATTCCATGCAGACGGCACAAATGTTGCTTTCCTTAACCGCCGTTCGGCAATGGACTTGAATCAGACCTTCTGGCACGAAGCATTCCACTGGATGAGAGAAAGCAATCCAGATCTCTATAACCAGATGGTCAAGGAAGTATTCGGCGACGAAGTATCTGAAAAGCAACTCGCAGACTACGCAGCATCCATCGGACGTACCGATATGAGTAAGGAGCTTGCCATTGAAGAAATGCTCGCAGATGCCATGTGGGATGCAGGGAAACGCGGCTCGTTCTTTGAGAAGCTGGGGGTAGAACATCCTAGCCTTTGCGCAAAGATTATCAAGTGGATAAAGAACCTCTATGAAGATTTCAAGGCGCATTTCCATAACCCGCAGGCAGGGCTTACCAATACGCAAATCAAGAGAATGTCTAACACCTTGTCTAACATTGCTGAAAAGCTCGTTGATGGTGATGGGAATAAACTGTTTTCCGTTGACGAGAAAGGCAATATAAAAGAAACGGCAGCTGGAAAGCGTGCCGTTTCTGACGAGGCAAAGGCAGAAGCAGGGCAAGATGGTTCTAATCAGAAATACCGCGTCACGAATGCCAATTTGCGTGGAGATGATATAGTTAACGTTACTAGCACCGGCGGGAGAGTTAACGTCAATGAACATGTTTCGGAGATCAAGAAACGTCTACGAAGCATGCTCAAAGGAGAAACCTTTACAACAACCGCCGATGGGATCAATTTAAAAGTCAATAACCGCGACAACGCGGAGCACGTCGCAACAGCGGATCATTATAACAACCAACCGCCGGCAAGACGCGCATTGCTGGCAAAGAAATCTATAATCGAAAGCCTGATTAAAAACGCTGTTTATGTCGAGGAGCAGCGAAACAAGTACGACCCTAATTTGCCTACCCACTTTGTTCAGCTATATACCGCCGCCAAATTTCGGGGGGAATATTACAGGGTAAAAATAACTGCCAAAAAGAACGCAGATGGGACGTATACAGTCTCCGATGCTAATTTATACAATATTGACTTGCGGGGAAAACTTGATAAAAGCGTAATAAAAAAGGCGTTATTATCATCACCAACCCACAGTCAAGTGCGGGATAAATTACAGGTGACGAAAACGCCTTTAGATACCATTACTGTAGCAGATTTACTAAATGGTGTCAACGGTGAAGATGGAAAACCATACGTTGTTAACGGAAGGTTACAATATGAAAACGGTGTGAAATCAGTAAAGAATTTACTCTCAGTCATCGCCAACGGCGAGCCTACCGTCCACCGCTCCGCCGAAGATCTGAAAGCCCAGACGCTCTCCGCATTCCCCAATGCGCAGAACATCGAAGTCCATGATAGCGGTGTATCCTTTGACCTTCCGAACGGCAGTCATGTAGAAGTCAACTTCACAGATGACACCATCTCCGTAGACAGTGCGAAAGCGCAAAAGGACTACGGCGGCACTCTTACAGGCAACGAAAAGGCGTCCGGCAAGATTGAGATGGTGGATAAAGATGCACTTATCACGCTTACCGTGGACAGCCCTGACGAAACCATATCTCACGAAGCCATGCACCTTGCGTGGAACTTGCTGACGGAGAAGGAACGCAATGCACTTCTTAGAACCTATGGGAGCGAAGAAGGCGCGGCAGAGGGCATGAGAGAGTGGAAGATTCGCCGCAAGATGAAGCAAGGGACGATTGCCGGGAAAATCATGCAGAAGATCTCCGACATGGCGCACAAGCTCCTTTCCTTGTTCCGCGAGAACGACCAGCACGTTTTCCAGAAACTCGAAAGCGGCGAGATATGGGAGCGCGGCAACGAAAACAACACCGCCGCACGCAACGTCAAGTACAAGATGAACCCGATCAACGAAGCAGAGAAGTATCTTAAATCTCACAAGAACTTTGGCGAGAAGGCGGGCAGCTATATTGATAGGACTTTCCGCCCAGATTTGGCAAAGGCAAAAGCCAATCCGAACATCAGCGTGAACAAGACGGCGAAGAAGAAAGGATGGGGCGTCGCCAATACCGCGCTCAATAACACCGTTCGTTCTCCGTCTCGCATCAAGTCTCCAAAGACAAATTACATTTGGGGGCTGGCGGATACGGCACAGCGTGAATTGCAGGAACTCCGCGGCAGGTGGACGCATAACTTCGCCGGTGCTATCAAGAACCTTAACAAAGAAGAGAAAGCCCGCTATACGGATATTCTCTGGGAAGAGGATATGAAACAACATGTATTCTCTGATAAAGAACTCCGTGAAGCAGGCGTATCTGAAAAGGTTATCAAGGCGCACCAGAAGACACGTAGCCTTCTTGGCAGGATCTATACTGCCGTCAATGCCGTCTACACGCGCGAACGCATTGAGAACTTCACTTACAAGACGCGCAAGGAAGCAGAGGAAGCGAAGAAGGAACTCGCCAAACGTCCGCATACGTTCGTCATGCACGACATTAGAGAAACGACGAAAGACGGAGAGACCGCATTCCAAGTATCCATTAAAACGCGCGGATATAGAGAAGTCCATAGCGTTGTGACTGCCGAAGAGATGAAGAAACTTGATGCCGACAAGGATGTATACATAAAGAACAGGAAACAACTGGATGACGGCTCTTTCAAGGTGTCTTACCTCGCCTACAATAAACCGCTTACCAACATGGAAGGCTACATGCCGCACATCTTCCACGGCGTACTCATCGTGAAGAAGTACACGGATGCAGACGGAAACGTCAAGAGCAAGGTAGTCGGAAGCGCAGACACTATCGAAAAAGCGGTAGTGAAAGCAGATGCCATGCAGAAAGAAGAGGGCGGGGAATTTATCATTGCGCCTAAAGAGTTTTCCTCCGAGGGCGAGGTAGAGAACCCTCTCCTCTTAGGCGATATGGACTACTTCAAACTCATGGAAAACCTTAGCAAAGGTGCATCCCTCACTCTTGATGAAGCTCGGGAAATGACCCATGCGACCATGAAAGGGCGGCACGTTTACTACGGAGCGAAGAGACACCGTAAAGGCGCAGAAGGGTTTGAGAAGAACGCAATATGGGCTATTCAGCATCACATTGATTCTTCCTCGCGGTATGTTGCCCTTGACCCATTCAAGCAGAAGGCTATCAGCTTCTTCGAACGCGCCTTCGGCGATTACAACAAGGACTGGACGGGAGAAGCCGCCTTCTGCAAGGGATATATCGATTCTGTTCTCGGAAAGCCAAGCAGACTTGAAACCCTTGCCAACGACTTCCTCCGCCTGTTCCAATGGTTCAAGAACGAAGCAAGACCGGCAAGACGTATGGCGGGCAACCTCACTGGACTGACAGGTGTACTGAAGCTCGGAGCATCCTTGTCATCAGGGTTCGTCAACACCTTGCAGCTCTTCAACTGCGTTGGATATGTCGGCGCAAGGAAAACCGCGGTAGGGTTGAAACGTGCGCTCCATCCGAACGCAGCAGACAAGAAAATACTTGTCGCGTCCGGCGTATCCGAAGAATCTGGGCTTGCTCTCGATAGTATCGGTCATATAACCGCAGAAGGAACGGCACTCTCTAAAGCAGGGAATGTCATAAACTCCGTGAACAACTTCCTCATGAAACCGTTCACCCTCGCTGAAAAGACCATCCGAAAGGCAACCATACTTGCCGCCTACTACAAGGCAATCGAGGACGGACTTTCTAAGGGCGAGGCTATCCAGTATGCCAGAGACATAAACCGAAAGGTAAACTTCGACTACTCTGTGGCAGACGCACCTCGTATCTTCCGCACACTTCAAGGTACTGTTATCGGGGACATGGCTCTCCAATTCCAGAAGTACGGAATAAAAGAGATGGAGGTTATTTCCGACTTCCTGCCAGTACTGGGGAATACTACCACGAAGCAGAAGCTCGAGTTCTTCATCCCATACCTTTTGGTATCCGGCATCTGGAACGCTTTCCCGTTTGAAGATGCACTTCTTTCCCTGCTGAAACTCCTCGGGTTCGATGATCCAGAGAAAGAGGCAAAACGCGCCATGATGGAATGGGCAGGGAACAACGCTGATAGGAAGGCTCTTGTAAACGTAGCAAACTATGGTGCGGGCGCAATCGTTGGTGTGGATATTTCCCAACGTGTCGGACTGAAGGGCGTGGTGCCGGAAACGTCTAACATCGTGACAGGCGGTCCCCTCGGCTCTACCACCGTTCAGCTCGCGAAGGCGGTACTCAACGGAGATGCCAACGGTGCAATGAAGGCTATTTCCCCTGCCCTCGGGAATATTTACGGTGCAGTAGCCGGATATAACACCGATAGCAATGGCAGAAAGACAGTAGACTACGACACTAAGGATAGAATCGTCCGTGGGGTACTTGGTTTCAGAACGGTCAAAGAAGCCAATGCTACCGACGCGCAGAGCATCGTCTATAACTACAAGGAACAGAAAAAGAACGACAGAGCTAAAGCAAAGTCTGAATACCTCAAAGATCCATCTAGCAGTAACCGTCAGAAGCTCAAAGAGATGGGCTACTCCGACAAAGAGATTAAAGCTCTCAAGGATGACAAGAAGTCCACCAGAGTGGAGCGTTCGCAGGTAGGACTTTCCAAAGAGGACAAGAAGAAGCTGAAACCAGTATTTGATTATGTTCAGTAGCGTATGATTATGACGCGCAGGGAATATTCCATTATGTCCTGCACGTCATAATATCCCACGCAGGGGATAATTTCAGAGGGGCGGTATTCGCATCGCCCCTCATTTTTATTATTGGAGGTAGCAATGTGGAAAAGATTAAAACGTGCTTGCGGTGCTATTACCCTGTCTTTATTTGCATTGGTGTTGTGCTTTTGTGTACCATCTACATCTTATGCAGAGGAGACTACGGGATACATCACAATGACGAGCCAGGAATGGAACGACTTCAAGAAGGATTGGAACGAGCAGATGATGGAATGCCAGACGCTCAAAGCCAACTTAACGATGCTCAAAGCAAGCTCAACGGAGCAGGAGCAGCTGCTTCTGACATTGCAAGCGAACTGTCAGACCTTAGAAACAAAACTCAACGAGACCAAGCTCTCATTGACGAAAGCACAAAGCTCATTGAATCAAGCGAAGCAAGAGATAGAGACATGCAAGAAAGATTCCGAAGTGTTGAAGAAAGAAATAGAAACCTACAAACACAAGGTAAGAGTGGCGAAGCGTCAACGTGACGGCATCGCCATCGCCGCCATTGCCGTGTTGCTTGCCGCGCGTTAAGCACCTATCGTATAATAATAGTGAAGAGGGAAAGTTTCTTTTATCTGTCTCACATCAATTTTCATACTTTCCCTCTTACTCCTTTCTGAACCATCATTGCCCCGACTAAAAATGATGGCCACGACCAACGCAGACCCCTCACTGGGAGCAGAGGCAAAATGACTCCCACCATTGCTTCGTCTCGGCATACGGAGCATAGCGGATCGTTACGATTCATCATAAGACCTCCTTAAATCTTGTGCCTCACCGGGAGCAGAGGTAAACTGACTCCCACCATAGAAGGGGTTAGCACAGTGGAAAGTGCAGCGGACTTTGACTTCGCTTACGATGGTTCGATTCCATCACCCCTTGCCACCATTTTCTTGACTTCACGGAAATGGTTTACAATCTCTCTAGGTGCGAGATTAAATGACACCCACCAAGGACCTGCCGGACTGTATACAGAATGACAGGCGTATTCCCGATACGAAGTAGGGACGGTACTTGCATACGGGCGTTGCTTGCTAACAGGTGTTTAAAACATCCGAGCAACAGGAAGGTAAGCGGATTCTTAGGATTGCTTGACGATATTGAAAGCAGTCTAGGCGGGAAACCGCCGCATGTGGGGACGATAGGGGAAATACCTGTTAAACCCTTTTCGCGAAATGAACCGTCTGGGTTGGCGAATGCCAGTAGTCCCTAATAGGCGAGAAATCCTTTGTCGGTTCACGGGGCGCCGCCCTGAAACAAACGGCGAGTGGTTGCTACTTATAATATATGCAACAGTGATTAAAAACCGTTTCCCACTATAGCGGAAAGTCACCGCGTGTTTGCGGACACGCGGGCATTGTGGAAGCACCAAGGTGAAAGTCTCGATGCTTCCTTGCCTATGCATGGGTGGAGAGAGTATCCCTTCGCTCTCAACGATCTCTCCACCCGCCTTCTTTCTGGTCGAGTAGTTCAATGGTTAGAACGGACGCCTTATAAGCGTCTAACGATAGTTCAACTCTATCCTTGACCACCAGCGGCTTGTTTTGAGAGGCTGCCGTCAATCAGGACTGAATGCCGCACTACAACCTAACGCGCTTCGCAGGGAAATAAGCGAACATCTTGTGCTAAACAACACGTTTCTTATTTTATTTATCTACTATGACTGATTTTCTTAGGCTTTTATTTTTGCAGCGCGTCGAGCACTGTAAATTAAACAATTACTGAAAATCTCCCTGCGAAGTGCCAACATCAATGCCTGTCTCAATCCCTATCATGGTGCGAGACAGGCTTTTATAATCTCGCCAGCACATAGAAATAAGAAGGCGTTAAGTAGATGGTGTTCGTGGATTCATCACAAGATACCACCAAACGATTGTTATACGAACACCCCGCTTTAACAGGGTTCTGCAAATCGGGGTATTCGTTTGCATAGTTATATCTGATTTCAAGCACATCACCACGCACGATCACCACGCGGACAAGCGTAGAGAGAAGTATTCTCCTATACTTGTCCGCCTTTTTAGCGTCCCTGCAAATAGACTTAAAAAAGAAACGTATTTTGTCTACTGTAAGCTCGCTCGACTTTCTGGCGATCTCCTGCTTCGCAAGCTCGCACTCTAAATCTCGCAGTGTTTCCTCATTGTCGCGCAGCGTCTTTGCTATAGCATCAGATATAATGCCACTCTCTACTGCTTTCACACAGTTATCTATTTTCTTCTTTATGTCCGCCATGCGTTTCTTCGTTACTGTAATAGCAGCGTTCACATCCGTATGAGTTTGAACCTCTACCGCCTGCCTTGCGATAGCTTCCACTGCCGCATCGCTCTCTAACAGTCTTGTCGTTACGTCACACACCGTAGAATCGATTATATCAGCCCGTATCTGCGTCCTCTCACAGGTACGGGTATTTTTATGCCGATGGTTCGGGCAAGCGTAATAATGGTAAATTATGCCGTTTTTAGACGTTCCTGATACGCCTAGCATGCGTGCGCCGCACTCGCCGCAAAACAGCTTCCCTGATAACATGTACTTCTCACTTGTTTTCACTCGGCTAACCTTCCTTGTATTCATCACTTTCTGCACCGCCTCAAAGTCAGAAGGGGCGATGATAATAGGGATTGCGACTGGGCTTTCAACGCCGCGCCAGTAAAACTTCCCCATATAGTGTTTGTTCTTTAGAATAACATAGACATTAGAAGCGGAGAATTTCTTCCCCCTAGAGTTAAGACACCCTCTGCGATTTAGTTCTCTCACGATAGCGGTCGTGCCATACCCTTCTGCCGCCATACTGAATATGAGTTTTACGATAGGCACTTTCTCTTCGTCTAATATCAGACGCTTCTCTTTGTTCAGCTTGTATCCAAGAGGAACGGTGCCGCCTGCCCATTTGCCCTCCAGTATGTTCTCCGTTTGACCGCGGATGACGTTTTCTGAAAGCTCCGCAGAATAGTATTCAGCCATACCCTCAATGACTGATTCAAGAAGAATACCAGATGGATCATCGGCTATGTTTTCCATCGCTGACACAACCTTCACACCATACTTCTTTAGTTTGTGCTTGTATGATGCACTGTCATAGCGATTGCGAGCGAAGCGGTTCAGCTTGTACACGATGACAACCTCAAACGCTCGCGACGCGGCTTCTTTTATCATAAGCTGAAACTCGGGTCGCTTATCCGTGCGTCCGGTCAGCGCACGGTCGGTGTATATCTTTAGAATCCGCATGTCATTTCTTCTGGCGAAGTCCTCGCATACCCTGATCTGCCCTTCGATAGATTCCTCTCGTTGCCTATCTGACGAATATCTCGCATATATTACTGCTCTTTTCATGGCGGCTCCTACTCTCCAAAAAGAAAAAGGATCTTAATGTCAATGAAGTGCGATTGCTGATGCTCCCGACATTGATGTCGGGAGCATTTGAATGGTTTTGGCATAAAAAAATACCTCCTCCAAATGGAGAAGGTATCCGTACTGGCTCCCGTAGAAGTACCAGCACTCCCTATCTCCATTATAAACGCTTGTTTCAAAATGTCAAATCTAAAAAAACGCCGCACCTCGGCGGCGTAGTTTATATTTAACGCAATTTTTCGGCATTAAAACCACCGATTCGTAACATTTTGTGCCGAAACTGCAATTTTATTGTAGAAAAAATGTGCATAGAATAGAAGAGAGCCCCAGATTTATCTTCTTCTGCCGACCTCTTCAATATATGACAGGATAAGTAACACAATCATGGCTTCTCCGCAATACTGTAGCGTATATGTATGCCCCCATGACGCCAAATGAAGCGCATGATCTCTTCCTACCTTGTAAATGCCCCAAAAATTGTAGAACGGTTGGACGTATAACGCCAAAGCGAGATAGCCGGTGGGGACAATCAAGTCTTTTACCCCAATGGCAAAAAGTTTAACGGCAAATAGCACGCAATATAGAAAGACAATAAACCGCATAAATGAAAGCGTCCCTAGGTAAACGTCCGATGGCAGATAAAATAGGCAGAAAGGAATAATCAATACCCCTATTTTTGCCATCAACGTATATCGAATATATTTGAAAAAACCAATTAAACTCATGAAGCTGCCTCCTCTTAAAGTGTAGCGTGCTATGTAACATCTATCGGCACAGAAAGCCCGCCATGAGACGGACTTTCTTCTGAAACTAACGCCTGTTCAGTTTTACCATACATGTCTGCTTTCTACTACTTTACCCATAATGCGGATCGGCAGCTGCTCAATCTGCTTGTTAGAATAAAAATGCGGCTCATATACATCTTGATTAAACCCAATCAGCATAATCCCGTCAGACCGTTTCTTTACCTGTTTCACGGTAGCTTCATCTCCATTGATTAAGACAATAGCAATATCCCCGCTTTCTACATCTTCCTGCTTGTGAATAATAAGCAGGTCGCCTTCTTGTATGCGCGGTTCCATCGAATGGCCGATTACCTTCAAGGCAAACATCACACCTTTGGAATCGCCCTCGTTAATTTCTACCATTCCTTCTATGTTCTCCTGTGCAAAAATTGGCGTTCCGGCAACAACACGCCCGACGATCGGAATCTTGACGGTTTTCTTGTCAGAAATGTCATAGCCGAAAAATGCCAGTGGCGAAATGTGTAAAGCATCGGCCACCTTTGCGGCGGTATCCGTTTTCATAGACCCGACATGTCCCGACTCCCAACGCGAAACGAGCCCCTCCGATACTCCGGCTCTTTGTGCAAGCTCTTTCATCGTCAAACCGTACTTCATTCGTTGCTTTTTTACCAGTGCGGAAAGTTCCATTTTGTAAAATCCTCCTCCATAAATTCACAGACCAACTATAAGAAGTATAATATTTTCGTTCACTTTTTGCAAGGAAAACATGCATTTAATGGAATTATTTCTTGCAGAAAATAAAAATCTGTTATTGACTTGAAGAAGTGCAAGTGTTATAATACTTGCAGAACAGCAAGAAAGGACGGTGATGACCTATAATCAACGAGCAACTCCTGATGTCGTATGTCATAAAAAACGGCATGACGCGAACGGATTTCGCCAGCAAAATAGGGGTTAGTGAATCAACTCTCTATCGGCGAATGAAAGGGAGATCGAGATTGTCGCTCGATGAAGCAAACAAGATTGTTGCCATGCTGAATATCAAGCGAGCCGATATACTTCCTATTTTTTTTGCTAAATAACTTGCAAAACTGCAAGTTGAGGAAAGGAGCAGGCGATGGAAACACTCATCAGATTCATTGCTGAATACGTCCGTGAGCATGAAGCGGAGTACGAAGAATGGAAGAAAGAACAAGAAGGGGCGTAAAAATGAAAGCTCTCACTGCGTTGGTTGTCGCGGCGGTTCTTGGTACAGGGGCGTACCTGAACCAGCCGACAACGGAAATCATAACCTACCAGAAGGAAGTCGAGGAGGGGGATACCCTCTGGGACATTTGCCGTGAAATCGGCAAAGATGAAGTCGATGTGAGACTTCTTGTCTGGCAGGCGATGAAAGATAACAACATCAAAGATGCAGGCGAATTAAAGCCGGGAACGGTTGTCGTTGTGAACGTAGAACGCGCACGACGGTAAGAAAGGAGATGAAAGAGATGATAACTCTTAGGCTTACGGAAGATGAATATAAGGCTTTGCAAAACGTGCCAATTACGAAGTTTGCGAAGCTTCTAGTCGAGCGTGGCGAGACGGTAAACAGTCTTAGCCGCGCGACTGGGGTTTCTCGCCCGACACTTTACAGGTACTACTATGGAGAGAAAGCAAAAGGCATCCAGTTTGATACGCTGGATGCCCTGTGTAAACACTTTGATATGCCGGTGCAGGATGTCATCGAGACTATCAGATCCACGCAAACGCGCTAACATCGTAGCCCGCGTATTCGCGTTCGAGAGACTGAGCTAACAGAGAACGCACAAGCTGGCTTGCAGACTTGCACGAAGATATGGCTTCGATGAACGAATCGTCGTCGCAGGTTGCGCCGTTAAGCGCGGGTCGAATTTCCGCATCAACACCACATTCGCCATTAAATGTGACTGCACATTCGGCGGGTATATCGTGGCTCCCGATGTGGATAGTAGCATCAACCAGAATCTTCCTGCCAGGTTCTCCAAGCGATGTGTCAAGCACATTGACATAGCAGGTTTTCTCATTGATGAGAAGCAGAAGCCCCTGAACGGGGACGTTGAAGAATCTGCAAAGTTTATCCAGTGTCTCAAACTGGACACCCTTCCCCGTATTGTTCGCAAGAGCCGTGAGAGCAGGGCGAGATACACCACACCGCTTGGATAGCTCTAGGATCGACAGCTCGTGAACAGCCACTAAGTAGGGCAATAAAGAAATCACCATGTTATCACCTCCTTTACATCACATGATACACAAAGTAGTGTCAAGTGTAAAGAGAAAAAACATTGTGCTCATACTATTGACAACAAGTCAATGCAGTTGTATTATGAATATGCAAAATGAACATAGTCATTACAACAAGAAAGAGAGGGACACAAAATGAAAATGAAAGACAGAATGCTTTGGGGCGAAAGCCTTGAAATGATTGCCGCTTACGTGGCGGATACGCTGCACATCGGAGATTTGAATATCTCCGTCAAGAGCATGGGGATTAGAAAACCGATCCCCTACGAATATACCTTCATGGTGAACGGCGTTCGGGTATCCATGTATTCCAGATCTGGATACCCGAACATGAACGGTATCTTTGTTAAAACTTCGGATAGCGTGGAGTTTTCCTGTGAGACGTTTGGCGAAGTCGTCGACAACATTCTTTGGCTTGCTGAATGCGAGGAGGTGGGCTAAATGGGATGGGACAGATTCGACGATGGTCTCTACGATGAAGTGGAGAGCGATTACAAATGGAACGGCAGCATTGAGGATGACCCGAACTATGAACCTGAACCGTTCGTCCCGTGGACGGAAGAGAAGGCGGTCACAGACTGGTTCGACAGTCATCCAGACGTGACGGTTATTGCAAAACATGAGGACGGCAACCTTTATGACAGTAAAGGACGCTTCGTGTACGGATTTTGAAAGGAGTGGGATAGATGAAACTTTGGGAGATCAGCAAGTTAATGAATACTGACCGATTGTTCAAAGTCAGTGATGACGTCTCGGTATCCACCGAGACGGGCGAGGTATTCAATAAAGAATACCTCGATAACCTGCCGATGGAGCAGGAAGAAAAGAGCCGCAACGTGGGGCTCGTCATCAAGAACATGTCGAATGACATGGAACAGATTGACAGAGAGATCAAAAGATTGACCGCGATGAAGAAATCCACGCAGTCGAAAATCGAAAGTCTCAAGTCCTACATCCTTGCTTACGGATGCCCTGTCAAAGACGTAGCGGTAACCATCCGCTTTTCTAAAGGTCGCGAATCCGTAGAGGTGAAAAAGGGTGCATACCTTCCTGACCCGTTCAGAAAGTACACGTGGGTGCCAGACAAGGTGGAAATCGCGAAAGCCTTGAAAGAAGGGCAGGAAATTGCAGGGTGCCGACTGGTTAGAAAGCCGTCGGTATCCGTGAAGTGAGGTGGAAAGAATGAACGTACAGAAGTTAATTAATGTGATTGCCAAGTTGCAGGTGGGGAAGGATCACAAGAATCAGTTCGGCGGATACAGCTACAGGAACGCCGAGGACATTTTGGCGGGGCTGAAACCCCTGATGGTTGAGTATGGCGTTTTGACCCTTATCAGCGACAACATCGAAATGGTGGGTGATCGCTACTACGTCAAAGCGACGGTCAAGGTATACGACACCGAGGACGGCTCTCTTCTCGCGGAGAACTCCGCCTATGCTCGCGAAGCGGCTATGAAGAAGGGCATGGACGAAGCGCAGATTACAGGTTCAGCTTCGTCCTACGCCCGCAAGTATGCGCTTGCAGGGATGTTCAATCTCTCCCCCGCCGCAGACCCAGATGAACTGGAGCCAGTGAAGGAAGAGAGAAAGCCTGCAGTGGAAAGGAAGTTCCCGATCGAGAAGGTCGTGGAAGTCCTTGCCCGTCACAACATTGATGCCGGAGACTTCGCAAGGCTGGTATGCAAAGCACCGAGCATCGCAGAAGTCTCGCCAAAGGTGGCAGACGCCATCGTGATGGACACGGAGCGTGCGGTCAATAAGTATATGGCACTCGATCAGGCACGTCCGCAGGGGGCTTAAATGAAGTGGGTAAATGCCATTGGTTACTCGATCCAACCTTGTGAAAAGCAGGGTTGGAGCATCCTAACCCTGCGATTGATGACGCCGCAGGATAAACTCGACGGCATTATCAAGCTGCTGAAAGGCAAGTTTAATCTTGTGCTGAAACGGTACGAAAAGCCCCGAAGTCTGAACGCTAATGCGTATGCGTGGGTTCTCATGGACAAGATAGCCCAAAAACTGGGGATATCCAAAGAGGAAGTCTATGTGAGGGCTGTCAAACAGGTAGGCGTATTCAACCCTCTCAACGTTGACATAGCCGCCTATGAGCGGTTTAAGCAAAACTGGGGGCGTCATGGGCTGGGGTGGATTGTCGATCGGTTAGGGAATGATGGAGTAAAAGTCTACTTCAATGCTTACTACGGCTCATCTGTTTACACATCTTCCGAGATGGCGCGGCTGATTGATTGGATAGTCGAAGAGGCGAAGCAACAAGGCATTGATACAATGACGCCCGCCGAGCGTGCGCGTCTGATTGATGAATGGGGGGAAGGAAATGGAAATCAAGAAGGAAAGTAAAATCAGACTTTTCCCCTCGGGATACAGGAAAGTCTGTCAGATGGTAGATGAGAGGGCGTCTCCCGAAGGCTATCGTCGTTGTGAGTGGTGCGGTAAGTCTGTAGGACGCTTTCATCATCATCATATTCGCTTTCGCAGTGCAGGTGGTTCAGACACACTGGAGAATCTGATTCTCTTGTGCGAGAACTGCCACGAAATCTATGCACATGGCGATAACGAACGGAAATACCGCATCCTCTTCACTGACTGCCGCATGGACGTTGGGCAGATAAAAGCATGGAATGAAGCCCATAAGGATGAAGCGGAGAAGATTTACAGGAGGTTTGGCAAGTGAGAGTGAGTAAGAATTGGGACGTTTGCGACCAGTTGAATTACAACTTCATACCTGTTCCGAAAGCATTAGCGATGGGGTTCAAAAGCGTTTCCATCAACGCTAAATGGACGTATAGCCTTCTCCTCGATCGAATGATGGCTAGTAGAAAGAACGCTGAACGCTTCCACGACAAGAACGGAATGTATCTCTTGTTTAATCAGGACGAGGTCGCAGAGCTGATTGGCGCAAGCAAGAGAACCGTCATCCGTATCTTCAAAGAGCTTGAGGACAGTGGTCTCATTGAGACAAAGAAGCAGGGCTTCGGAAAGTCGCAGAAGATTTACTTGCGAAAATTATCAGAACTTTCTGAAATGGATTCTGAAACAGGTTCCAAAAAGTCGTGCCAAAATGGCACTACGAGAAGTGACAAAATGGCACTACAAGAAGTGACAAGTTGTCACCGTGAGAAGTGCCAAAATGGCACTACGATAAATGCCAAATTGTCACCTCAAGACATGCCAAATTTGTCACCTCAAGACATGCCAAATTTGTCACCTCCTACTAAGAGTGATACTAACATGAGTGATACTAACATGAGTGATACAGAGAGTAGTAGAAGTAGATTGTCTAACATAGCAGTTAATGGTTCGGTCAGAAAGACAACTCCAACTCCAACAACAAACTGTTTTGGCACTTCTGTAGTGACACCAACGCTAGAAAAAATTCAAGCGTTCGTTGAAAAAAATAACTTCACCTTCTCGGCAGAAAAATTCTACAACTACTACAACGCGGTTGGATGGAAAGTTAGAGGGATGCCGATCACGGACTGGCAATCCCTTTGCAGAAGCTGGCAAGCAAGAGAGCGAACGGAAACGAAGCAAGACATTCCTCACATCAAAGGCTACTTTGAGATGACGGAAGAGGAAAGAGAAGCCGCTAGGCGAAGGCAGGCAGAAAGGAGCGGAAATGGACGAACAGGCGAAAGCACTTATAGCGGAGCTGAAGGAGATCTCCCGTTCTAGCCCAAAGGAAGAGCTGGACGAGAAACCAACCCGATTTCCCTGTAAACGCTGCGGTGGTACAGGCTGGATATTCTACCGCATGGAAGGCGTAGACAAGGCGTGCCGCTGTCCTGAGTGCAGAGAAGTACGAGACATGCATTTCTACTTGAGGTCAAGCGGGATCAAACCGGAGAATTACGAAGCGTTCACGATGGAGCGGTTTAAGACCGACAACATCATGGCATACGAGATGAAGAAGCTCGCACGAGGCTTTTTGAAAGACCCGAACGCAAAAGGGCTTGGGTTCTTCGGGAGACCGGGGACTGGCAAGACGCATATCTGCATCGCAACCTGCCAGGCGATGAAGCGAGAGCATCATTATTGGCAGTATCGCAGAGAGATACAGCGAATCAAGGCAGTCATGTACAAAAACCTAGACCGATACGACGAGATGATAGCGAGGGTATCGCAGCTACCATGGCTTTACATTGACGATTTGTTCAAAGGGGCAATCAAGGGCAACGAGATGCAAAGTCAAGACCAGCAGATCATGTTTGACATCATCAATTCTAGGTATGTCAATCGGATGCCAACCATCATCTCAAGCGAGTTTCCGCTCGATGAGATAACAAGAGCAGACGAAGGGATCGGGAGCAGGTTGAAAGAAATGCTCGAGCCGTATGTATACACGGTTCACGGAGAAAATCGCAGATTGAAAGGGGCTTAGGTTATGAAAAGGTTTGTGTTGGCTGACGGGGCAAAAGAGGGGATCAACAAGATTTTTGAAAAGGCGAGGGTCACGAAAAGGGAAGTAGCAGAGCTTCTCGATGTTACGCCAATAACGTTCTACTACAAAACGTGCGGTAAAAGATCATCGTTCAGCCTGTGGGAAGTCGAAAAACTTTTAGATGCCTTCCCCGAGATCTCAAAGGATTTTTTCAAGCCGTATAAATACGGAGATCACATCAATAAATGCGGAGATCACGTCACTGCGAAAAGCGTTACTCCGATCGAGGTCAAGCGTATTTCAAACGGCTATGAAGCGCAGTTCACTGGAATAGACGGAAAGCTCCATAGTGCTTACGGAAAGACGGAACTGGAAGCGAGAAAGAAGGCGGAAGAGCGAATGGCGTCGATAACAGTGAAGCAGGAGGAAACACTGCCGGACGATAAAGCAGTCATCAATATCAGCGGTGACGAAGCGATGGTGCTTCTTAATCAACTCATACTTGACTTCCGAAACGGAGCAGTTAGCGAAGCCAATAAATCAATTCTGAAATCAATCTACATGCGCATTGCGGTGCAAATCATCTGAGAAACAGTTGACTGTACGCGGGGTTGGGACTGGAAACCCGGATGGCATTGTTATAAGGGTTGATACTGGGAACACATTATCAAGAAAGGGGGGTGCGTTAATGCTGATACTTGAACAATTTATGAATCCACCTGATTCTCCGTACACACAGTATCGAGGTATTGGATTCACGCCGGATGAGTTTATTAAAATGACGAAGCAGTATCCCAAGTGCTTTACGTGCTATTGCGAATGCGTAATAACGCAAAATGGACTGGTTTTTCTTGCTTCCCCGTCACATGACATTGAGATGGAACGGCTAAAAAAGCATGGTTATCAAGGATTAGTAATGGTTTGGTATGAGGGTATCTGCCGTGACGATATGTCAACAAAAATGTCGAAGTCACAGATTGATGCGGTTAAAAAGCTTGTAGAAGCTGGATTAGTTAGCGGAGCAAGCTATGAGTAATTTTAAATATTGGAGATAGGGTGAAGCCCTGAAATGGCGTTATAGAGTATTTACGAAAGGAAGCAAAAAGATGGAACTTTGTATCAACCGTGTGATGTTGCTCGGCAAAGTTGGGCGAGACCCGAAAATGATTATGACGAAGAAAGGCTCAGCGATGGCGAACTTCTCGGTGCAGTGTGTCGAGAAATACCAGTGGCAGGGCGAATGGAATGAAAGAAGCGCATTTATCCCGTGCGTAGCTTTCGGCAAGACCGCAGAACTTATCGGGAACAGCTGCAAAGCCGGATCGGACATTTTCGTCGAGGGCAAAATCAACGTCAGAAGCTATGAGCAGAACGGCGAGAAAAAGTGGGTAACAGAAGTCAACGTAGACCGTGCAGAGGTCGGGGCGATGGCGCAGCAGCCACCAGCATCCACCAGTCAGTGGGGCGGTTTCGGTTCGCAGCCGCCGAAAGGAAACTTCGGGCAGTTTGGCGATGAAGTATCGCAAGAAAACATTCCGTTTTAAGAAGGAGGAGCTATGAGAGTTTACACATCAGACATTATCGAAGAAATGAAGGGGAATGAGTTTGGCTATTCACAGGTATGTGTGAATAACATTGTGAATATGTTCATTAGCAAGCTGTTTGAACACGTTAAGAATGGCGATGAAGTCGTTATCAGAAATCTTGTACGGTTCAAGACAGTCGATATCAACGAAAGAACCTTCCGTTCCTGTCTTGACGGACGCGAACATGTCGTTCCTGCACATCAGAAAGTGACAGCGAAAGTATCCCCGAGTTTCAAGAAAGCGTGACGTGATGAATAGGGCAATGAGGTTTTGCGGATGCGCCGCAAACTTAGGAAGGTTGAATTTGTTGCAAGCGGCGTACCTGACGCACATGCAGTACAGCGAGTTTAACAGACACATGGAAGAACTTGGTCAAACAGGGAGAACCGTTGTGGATGATACCGTAATCGACAAGTGCGAGAAATGCGGACAGGCGGTGGTGGAAGGCGAAAGGCATCATTGCCTTCTTCCGCGCAGACATTCTGACCACAATGCGGAAAGCGACGCTGTCAGAGGTATTGAAAAGACGTGTGAGTGGTGCAGAAAAGACTTCAGTACACATAAAAAGCGTGCTAAGTTTTGTTCAACGTCTTGCGTAGGAAAATCAAAAAAGTTTAAAGAAACAGAAAGCGCAGCGAGAGAAATGGATTTGAAATTCGCATACATTTTGATGAAAGCGACGTATCGAAAGGACGAGCTTCTCTGTAGGGATGAGATGGGATTTTTCGATAAGTTGGAAGATGCGATTAGAGCATTCGAGGATTGTGTCGATGTAGCCGAATGGCAGAACGACATAAAGAAACGCAGTCGTACAAAAACGAACGAAGTCGTAAAAATCAAAGTTGAGCGCGGAAAGAGCATAAACTACATCGAGGACTTCGACTTGAAAATCAAGGACGGGAAAACAAAAGCGGAAATCTGGATCATGGAAGTCCCGATTGGAATTATCGTGCCGATGCAGATCAATGGCGTCAGCATGACAGAGAAAAAAATTGAGTTAGCACGAAAATGGAGGAGCAAAAGAAATGACAATCATTGTTAATGGAGTAAAGGCGTACATCAATCCCTCTATTGTGGACACGGCTGGCGGTAAACTTACGGTCAACGGCGAGATAGTTAAAGCGAAGCTGACAGACAACGAACAGGATGACGTGATGCATGCGTGTGAATACGGCGGCGTGGCGTATGTCACCACGGATGATTAAGCTGACATATCGAGGCAGGCTCCCGTCCACGAATGACCTTATTCAGTTGAACCGGACGAACAGGTTTGCAGGAGCGTCAATGAAAAAGACGTATACTAGGGAGCTTGCCGAGACGTTCCGCGCGCAGACATGCGAGAGGTTTACAGAACATGTGACATGTACCGTAACGTTTTTCGAAGATACCATGCGCCGCGATGACGATAATGTCATAAGCGGCTGCAAGTATCTTTTAGATGGGCTGGTGACCGCAGGCATTATCAAAGATGATAGTCCGAAGTACCTACACCTAAAAGCAGAAAGGTTCCAAAGCAAGCTGCTTGTCGACGGGAAGAAAGTACCGTACATCACGATTGAGATCGAGAAAAGCGACGTGAAGAATTTTATGTAGTAAGGAGAGATAAATGCCAAATACTTTGAATGGATGCTTGACAAGTTCAAGTTCGGCATGAAGTATATCAACGACTACTTTGAGTATCACACTTGCGTAAGCGTGTGATGAGAGAGGGGATAAAAATGACAGTCAACGAAGCTTTGAAAAACGTGCATAAAGGTCTTGTGCATTTCGCTATTATTGAATCAACTAATCCAACTAAATCTATGTACGAAAATGTTGACACGGTAAAAAAATACGGAAAATTTGTTCATACTAAATTTTTGTATACATTGGAAGAATTAGAAAATAGGGAAGTGTGCGACATTTTTCCCGATTACTGCCCTGAGTTTTGCAGATATGATCAAACGATAAGCGACATTTA